ATTTCCTCCCATTGCTCATTTCATGTATAATAAATACGAGGTGAAACATGAGCGATTTTTTATTAAAACTATTTAAAGTTGAAAGCATTAACAAACTGCCTATAGATAGATTATACCCCATTGTAGAAGCTTTAGACCAGGACCAGAGAAAGCTCATCGCAAGTTCTTATGAACTTGGACTTGAAGGACTAAGTGAGAGAGAAGAAATTGATGCAATCCACGATATGATTTTATCAAAGTTTAAAGACACACTACTTTCCTTTGACGAGAAAGAGCACAAGTCCTTCTACGACTTTTACAACGGCACAGTAGACTACGGCGACGAAAATGTCTACGTCAACATGAAAAAATTCACAAGCCTAGGACTGATGTATCTCTTCCTATCAAAAACTGGCGGCTACTTTAACTTCGTAATACCAGTGGAGTTAATAGAAGAGTACGAAAGACTATTAAAATCTTCGTAAAAAATTATTAACTTGTTAATAAAAAATACTAACTTATATTTAATTATTAATTAATCATAAGTTAGTTAAAAATAATTTTATAAACCGTTAAAGGACTTAAGATAACTTAAGTCCTTTTTAAAATTAAAATAAATTTGTAAAAAATAAAAAAGCCATTCACATGAATGACTTTGCTTTGGTGGAGGCGGTGGGAGTCGAATTCATTTCTCGTTCTTAAATAAGTGTGTATTTACTAACATTTGAAAGCTATTATTTTTAAAATGTTGGGGTGTAAATGTGGGAAGTTGAAATTCAAACATAATTTTACATTGTTTTTTAATATATTTTAGGGCTATTCATTAGCCCTATTTTATTGCAATAAAAAAAAAGCCCAAGGAGATCCCTGGGCTAATGCATTAGAAATGTTATAAATATTTTAAATTCTACTTAAATTCACAAAGTTATAATCTTACTAAAATTATTTTTCCATATAGTCTTTTGTATCTATATAGTTAGTTACATCTTCAGATTTACTATCAGCCATTCCTTCGCTTAACATATAGATACATAAGCCGCCAATAGCAGAAATAAGGGCTACAATTCTTTCTGTTGTTTCTGCTGGAGCATTAAAAAATGCAACAAGTGCAATTATTACTGCTGTTATGCAAGCCCAAAATTTTCTGGAGCCTAATTTCCTAATTAAATCTTCTTTTTTCACTCTTACACCTCCTCCCATCTCTCAAATACTGCATTTTACTTGCTTACAAGGGCAAGCTCTCAGATTGCCCATATAAGCGTTTTTATTTTTAACTGATACTAAACTATGCCTTAAAATAGCTTAAATTACCTCTTTCTTCTTACTCCTCGGTTAGAGTTATAATATCGTTGGTGTTTTTCCAAATTTTTAAACTCTTCTTCCGTGAGTAATCTTTGCATAGCAATTTTAAAGTCTTTGTTATAAGGATATTTATTTATATCAATTAAATGCCTAACTTTTATACAGTCGCTTTTACTTTTAAGATGTGCGTGTTGGGAATATTCTCCACCCACCCTTACTAGAAGCCAGGGCCTCTCGTCACATCTAGGCTTATACTTTATGCTAAGTTTCATTTTTCTTTTTGCTTGTCGTATCTTCTAATCATAGATATAACTTGTTCTCGTGTGCAAGTTCCACCAGGGTTACTTCCGTCAGTAATTCCTTGTTCCTTGCCCCATTCCCAATCTTCTTTTGCCCATTCACTTGGGACAGAATTATCTCTAGTCACGATTTTTCCCACTCCTTTGTCGTATTGTTGTAAGCCTAATCTCTCTATCAGTTGAATTAATTTATGACCATAATTTAAGTCTGTTGCATATCCACACTCTCTAAGTGCAAGAGCCTGTGTCTTATAATTTTTAGCTTCTAAAACTTTTTTGTAGTTTTCTTTTCTCCAAGGTGTTGATACAAAAAACTTATCATGATCTTTAATAGATTCTAAATAGGATCCATACTTTCTAAAGTCAGCACTAATTGTGTAGACTTCTCCATTAGGCTTTTGTTCCTTAGTTTGTTTCTTGTAGACTTGTCCAGTCCAGTCCTTGCTTGCTTTAATTCCAAATAAATTGCATGCTTCCCTTGCAAGTGAGGACTTACCCCAGTTACTTTCTAAGATTGCTTGTGCAATAGTTACAGACGGCAAGATATTAAGTTTTTGACCTTTAAGGCTATCAACTATAGACTGGATAAATTTTTCTTCAGTTAGTTCTATTGGTGGAGTCTTAGCATCTCCAGTCTTTTCTGCAAGTCCGTAAAATTCTGCTATGGCTTTTGCTACTGCGTTTGCAGTTTTATCAAGGTTTTTACGATAAATAGTCGCATCTTGTAAATTGTCGTGGAATACATGCTCAACTATCATATTTTTCTTAGCATAACCTAACCTTAGAATCCCATAATAATTAGAGCCTGCGTTGTTTTTTCTATACTTGGTACCTCGATTGGGAGTTCCAAGGGCATTAGACACATAAGCACAAATCTTATCCCCCAAAGTCTTGCAAGACTCCTTAGGGTTTGTAGAGTCCCAGACTTCCACACCTCTTACATTCCCACCAGCCGCATTACTGTGGACTGATAAAAGTAAGTCATAACCTCCTGCCATAAGTCCTCTAGCCTTAAGACTAGGATTCTGAAAAATATAATTCCTAGTCATGTTAACTTTAAAACCATATCTTTCAAGTTCAGGCTTTAAAAAATCCCTAGCATAGATAAAGTTGCAATCCCCCTCATTACAATATGGGAGATTATCAACCTGTTTAAATCCACGATTATGTGCAGGTCCACCACCATGACCAGGGTCTAACATTATTTTTACCATGTCATCAACTCCTTTGCATAATAAAAGGCAGCTTCTAAAGCCACCTTACTTTCTTAATTCATCTAATATTTTTTCTGATTTCTCATCATGTTTATCTAGTTTTTTGTGGAGTTCTCGGTTGTAATAATCAACTTTGCTAACTGTATCAGCAACAATTTTGTTAGTTGTTGAAAGCTCTTTAACAGCTTCAGAAAGATTTTCCATTGCATTTTGAAAGTTTGTGTCGTTCATCTGCAAGTTTCTTAATTCTCTTATTATTTCAGTCATCTCTTGGCTTCGTCTCTTGTCGTTTTGTACTATTGTGTAGACAAATACTCCCAAGAAAACAATTATAATCGCTCCTGCAACTCCTACTGCTAGATAAAGTTCTTCTATTGTTTTGTATTCCATGTGTCACCCTCTTTTTTGTATTTTAAAAGGCGACCTTAACAGTCGCCTATATTTTAGTTGTTTTGAATTTGCCATTTTACAATTATTGTTATCTAACTTTCAATGTTAAATATGATTCTATCCAACCAGGCATCTCTACGGTAAATCTAAACAATTTTCCCCTAGGCACCGGTTCATTTAAATTTATTTTAAATTGATTCTGATTAACTCCAACAGTGTACTCTTTAATTCCACTTTTGCACGTAACTTTCGCTCCTGCTGGGTGTACATTTCCAGTAATGGTGATACTTCCAAGCATTATATCATCGACTCTGATATAAGCTTTTGGCATTTCCCAAACTAATCCCCCCCCCTATATATTTCTACAACACGCTTATTTAAGCCATTTGTAAATTCCATAAATCCTCCTTAGTAAATCTTTTCATGTTTTTTATATGCTTTCCAACCATCTTTTTCAATCAAAATAACTACACTATCTCCACTTTTTAAAGTTTCATCTAAATAAAATATAACATCCCCAAATACCCCTGTTTCTTTCTTATGAACAACATCATTGACTGTTATGGTTGCTTGGCATGATGATGGATAAGTTGTTAGCTTTATTAATTTGTCACCAGCCCTCATTTCAAAGTAACTTGTCATTATAGTGGGTAATTCCCATACTTTTACCCCCCCCCTTGTACATCTCTATAACTCGCTTGTTTTCAGCGTTTGCTAAATCCATGTGTTCCTCCTTTATTAATAAATTAAATAAACATTTTCCAAATCTCCCCATCCAGATTTTGTAATTTCTATCACTACATTATCTTTGCTTTTAAGTGACGGGTTAACATTGCATGTGAAAACTCCACCAGGACTGGAAAGACCATTTGCAACTTCTTTTCCATTAACCGTAACAACAACGTTGCACCTACTTGGGTAAGTAGTAAATACAACAGTTTGTATTCCTGCATATAGATTAATATCACTCACCATTACAGTAGGTAGTTCCCAAACAAGTTCATCACCTTTATATGCTTCACTTATAGTTTTATTATCTTTCTCAATACTATCTAACATTTAATCACCTATCTTTCAGTAACAAGGTATAGAGTTTCAGGCTCAGCAGTCCCATCTTTAATACGTTGTCTTTGTTCTGCCTTAGTAGTCCATACAACCTTAACCCCTACATCTTCTTTTTTAGCATATCCATCTAGTTGACTTGTAACATCAATAGCTTCAAGTGCTTCTTTTAATCTTGGTTCTGTTACATATTGGTCCAGTTTGCCATTTACAATTATTTTTTGGACTTCATCTTTCGTAAGATTTAACTGATTCATTAAATCTCTAATAATAGCTTCAGTTTTCTTCGCTTCATCATCTGTAGCTTTTAAAGTTGTGCTTGTACTTGTTGCATTGGTTATGCCCTCGTCTAAATTATTCTTTACGCTTAATGCGTTACTTGTACTTGTATCAAGATTTGACTTTAAGTTACTACCTTCAGTAATTTTTGCTGTTAAATCTCCAGATAAAGTATCTCCTTGATTTTTTAGATTGCCTAATTCTGTCTTAGTTGTGTTTGCTGTATTTGTTGCATCTTCAAGTGTTTTTTTAGTAGCTAAAGCATTTGTGTTTGATGCATCTAAATTACTTTTATTTGTTTTAGCATCTTCTATGCTTGCATTTAATTCATTACTTGCAGTCTTACCTGTATCAATCTTATTTGTAAGATCTTTTATATTTTCTGTAGCTTTTTGATTTTCTGATGTTAGATTACTCTTTAAAGTTTCTGATTCTGTTTTAGTCGTCTTTAAGTCTTCTAAAGTTTTGTTAGCATCTACTTTAGATGTATCAAGTTGTCCTTTAATTTCAAGAGCCTTCTTCTTACATTCGGCAAGGTTATTTCTTGCTTCAATGCCCTCGTTAATTCCAACCTTTAAAGATGCATCAACTTCTTTAGCCTCTTCTAAAGTTTTGTCATAGTCTTTAATTAGGTTTAAAGTTTCATCAATCTTTTCAAAGTCTACATAGATATTTTTTCCAAGACTTGGACATGCTTCAAGTCCTTCCTCAACCCAAAGGTCAAATATTTTAGACCCAATTTTTTGGCCATCTTTATCTGTGATTATAAATTGAGCTTTTTGTTTTCCAGGATATTTAAGCTGAGAGTTGTAAACTTGGACTTTAATTTTACCCTCTGTGGCTTCAACAACTTCTCCCTCAGAATAAGATACTTCTTTTGAATTTGCCACATACATTCTTAGTTTCATGCCAGTAACATCTACAGGCTTACTAAAATCATCAAAAACTTGTAAATTAAAAACTCTTCCAGTGTCGCCCTGTACTGCAAAGAGTCGACCATTGAAAGAGTTATCAAACTTTAATTTAATTATTTCGTTGTTTATCATATTTTCTCCTTTTATAGATTTGCAAAAATATCATCTACAGTGCCTGGTGCATCAGTTTTAGGTTCTAACTTTGCAATAACATCTTTAAGTGCCTTTTGTTTTTCTTCATAGCTTTTATAAGTTTTTCTCATTGCTATCATTTGGTCATATAGACTTTGTTTTCTGTACTCTAAATCTTTGACCTCGTTTTTTAATTGGTCTACGCTTTTTTCATAAGTCATTGTCTCTTCAATAACTGCTGCATTCTCTTTTAATTCAGTAACTTTTATTTCTTGTTTTTCCATAATTAATAACCTCCGTAGTTAAGCAAAGCTTGAATAAATATAGTTGCATCTACACGACATCTTCCGTTAGATTTAATTTCAATTTCATTCCAACCATTCTTTAAATAGGCTGTTAAGTTCATTTCATCATTATTACCGTAGACATAGCCACTTCCAGAAATAGCTGCTGTTCTGTCAGTCCCGTTAATATATATTTCCGTCCTTACATTACTTGCGTACTCTTGGTAAATTCCAAAAATAATGTCATGTTTGTGTCCTGGTATATCTACACCGTGGCTATGGCTTGGTATTCTTACCCCATGATTATGTCCTGGTATTCGTACTTGGTGGTTGTGATTTGGTATATCTACTTCGTGCTCATGATACTGCGTTTGATAAAAGCTTACACTTCCACCTCCGCCACCTTGAACATTAACTGTTACCATTCCACCTTTGACATTTGATGCCCCGTGACTGGTTTCGACTCTTCCACCGTCATATTCTGTGGAGGTGTAATCTCCACCCCCACCATCTGTAGAAGTGTAATCTCCGCCGCCAGAATCTGTTGATGTTGATTGTGTTCCTTTCTATTCTGTGGCTTTTGAATATGCCCTGAAGCCCTCGGTGTAAATCCTTAGTGCTGCCTTGTATATCCTTTGTGTTTCCTTTGGAATGTAAATATGCAACTTTAAAGAATTTCTTGAATCTACGTTATCACATCTTCCATCTTGCCATGATTGCAAGATGCCATTGTCATCAAGGATTGTTCTATTGCCGCTTGCATCAGTAAGTTTTAAGCCATATCTACCAGATGACCAATTACCAAGTTGGACTCTCTCTCTGTTTTGATTGTCTAGGACTTGCACTCCCTTAGATTGGGTAATCTTAACATTGTTGTATAACTCATCTTGTACAACTACCTTTTTCCCTATTGGAGTGCTTGCAAAGTCATTGTTAACATTGATTTGATTTGCATTTACTGTTGCAAATTCCCCTAATTTACCAACTATAGCCTCGGCTAAAATTCCATCTCCAGTTCCAAATGTTTGCCATTGCCATTTGCCCGTAGAATCCTTTTTATTAGCTATTGCCATAGTTCCAGCGCCCATATAAATAACTTTTGTAGGATTCTTTTCTATAGGAGCATTAAAACTATAATAGCCTGCTGGTAACTTATAAGGATTTCCAACTTTTAACTCATAGTTATATCCGTCTTGATTAAAATAGGAGTTTTCAAGCCCTTTTCTCATTTCTTCAAGAACATCAATAAAGGTCAAATTAGCACTTTTTGCAACTTCAGAAACTCTATTGTTCAAGTTTTCTATTTGATTAACAAGCTCTTTGTTTTTTGTAACCTGGTTATAAGCAATATTGTCTCCCAGTTCTACGCTCGTTAAGTCAGCATTCAATAGGTTCCTTTTAATCTTAAAAACTCTAGCTGTGTAATAAATATCTAGGTCTTTTCTTATTATTTGTATTCTGTCCCCTATATTTGCAGTTCCAATTTCCAAAATATCTGCTTTAAATTGCACTAGGGGCCTTGATAGTCTAACTAAATCTTCATAACAGGCTTGTATTAATTCTTCGGGAGTTGTTATTTGGTCATGCACTACAATTTTAAATCTTGGTGTGCCATCAGAATATCCATATTTTTGAGTAGCCTCTTTTAATTCTAGGTATTCTTGACCTATAGGCTTATCAAGTGGATTCCCTTTTTCTTTGCTCCACTCTATTTCCTTAAAATCTATTCTTCTTCCAAATCCACCAGTGGCTTCTCCGCTAGTGTCAAACTTTTCTTCTCCCTTACCTCTACCAATTACCGCTGTTACAATATCCTGACGGCTTTCTTCTTTTATAACCTCTAGTGCATTGGATCCATAGTAAAATCTTTTATTTACTTTAATTCCACGGCGGTTATATATCTTTACAATTCTTCTAGTTATCTTATTTTTTGTTATAACTACCTTAAATTCTAATTCAACATTGTAAGTTTCAATTAGTTTCTTAAGAGCATCTAGCCTTGTTAAATCATAGATATAAAATTGTTTTTGTGGTGTATCGTCAGCTTGTATTACTTCCCATCTACTTCCACCAAAAACAATTTCTGCAGCCTCTCTTGCTGTTGCCTTATCTCTTCTAAACTCTCTTAAGTACCCGTAGGCTCTTAAATCGTCAAATTGGCTAGCTATAGCTGTTGTCAGTATGCTATTAGATGTATTACTACCAGTAATGATTTTGTAAAGGTAAAATTCATTAGGAGTTGTAACATCTCTATGAGCAACATAAGCAGCATCTTTAAGTTTATCTTTATATTCCAATAAGATTTCCAAGTCTAACCTGTCAGTACCGTTAAGATTTTCTTCTTGGATAGCTTCCTTAAGTTCGTTGCGCCTAATAAGATTTATAAACTTTTCTTTTATGTCAAATAAATAAATCATAATTTACGCTCCCTATAAGATATTTCAATATCAGCATCTATATTTGTGCTTATTACATCTCCAGTATTTATTTCAAAGTCTTCATAGTCGCTAGTAATATCCATTTTAGCGCTTATGTTTTCCTTGCCATTCTGTTCTACTAAAAACTCTTTAAAGTAGATTTTTGTCCTATCTGTGCTTGTTAGGTTGGAATCTATAATAATTCTCTTACCTGTGGAGTCGTTTTTTATAATTAACTTATCTGTATTTGTTTTAGTTTTTATTTCAATCCATTCTAAGGCTACAGGATAAAGCATAAATCTTTTTATTTCTCCATTTCCAGCAAATTTTTCTATAAAGATTTCATTAGAATATTTATAAGGGTCATGAACCGCAAACTCCATTTCTCCTTTATGTTCTAGAGATGTTTCAATTTCTCCCATGTTTGCCAAGGTCCCCTTATAAAAATACTTTAAATCATCTGTAAATATAAGCTTTACAAGTGGCTTGTTGATGTAATAATTTAACAACTCATATAGTTCCGTTTGGTCTCTATAATTTCTCGTGGATACTTGATAATCAACTAATATATTCTTTGCTGGTATGTTAGAGCCCAATAAAATAGCACCATCTAAAATTGGATTGGTGCTATTTATATAACTATTCTTATCATGAGTTTGTATATTTCGGGAACTTGTTTCTCTTCCTCTAACGGCTAATGTTCGATAGCCTTTCAATGTTTCATCTAAATTTATACCATCAACAATAGTTTGGGTAGTGCTAAAACTCGGCAATCTTACCTTATCTGTCCTTAAAAAATTATACATAATAGCACCTCCTAAATTCCATAAACTTCCTGAAGCTTTATTTCTTGACCTTGTAAATCTGTAATGTCTTCTATAAATGCTTTAAAGTCCTTATTCCCTAGCCTTAAAATTAGAGTTTGGCTTTGTTTTTGTCCCCCTAATTTATCGGTAATTGTATAATCTATAGCATTTTTAGCTTGACCATTAATATCTGCAAGATTAGAACCTATGTCTACGCTAGTGCCAGTTAAAGGATCTATTACCTTATTCATAGCATTTGCTGCCATCTTCGCATTATCAGTAAGTCCTACTGCAAATCCCTTAACAGTATAAAAACCTATATCTTTAAAGACTCTAGAAGGAGAATGGATTTTTAAGGCACTTTTTGCAGCGCTTATTGCATTTCCAACTACACTTTTAGCAGCGTTTGCTAAATTGCTGGCCATTTCTTTTATTCCAGTAATAAATCCATTGATTAGGTCTCTACCAACTTGGATTGCTTGACTTATAAAAGACTTAGCAGCATTTATTGCGTTAGTAAATGCTGTTTTAATAGTTCCAGGTAGTTCACTAAGCTTAGTTTTTATTGTAGTTAATACATTTGTAAAGCCTTCACTAACAGTTTTCTTAATGTTTTCTACTGCTGTGCTTATATTTTGTTTTGCCTGGTCAAATCCGTCTTTAATGCTTGTTTTAACATTTTCAATTGATGTTTTTACAGATTCTTTTATGTTTTCCCAAGTTTGTTTTATAGCCTCTTTAATGCTATTCCATACACTTGTAGTTGTTTCTTTTACATTATTCCATGCAGTTGTTATTGCTTCTTTAATTTTTGCAGTAACTGTTGATATAACTGTGCTTGCTGCTTCAATAGCATTTTTAATTATATCTTTTATAGCCGTCCAAAGTGTTTGAGTAGCTTGTTTTAAGTTTTCCCAAATTTGTTTTGCACTATCAACTGCACCTTTAAAGTCACCAGTAATTGTTTGTAATATTATAAGACCTGCGCCTATTACTACATTTTTAATAATATCCCAAGCTGCTTGAGTAACTGTTTTAATACCGTTCCATATATTTTTAATGTTACCTGATATAGGTTCTAATGCTTGCATTATTCCATCTTTAATACCGCTAACTTTTTCAACTACTGCCGTTTTAATACCGTCCCATACAGTAACTATAGCTTCTTTAACACCATCAAAGGCTGTAGTAATTCCTTCAGTTATTCCAGTCCAAAGATTGCTAAAAAATTCTGGGATTGCTTCCCATACCGCTTTAAAGCCCTCTATAAAGGCGCTTACTCCTTCGGTTATTGCCGTCCACGTTTCGGCTGCCTTGGTCTTAATACCTTCCCAAACTTGGGCTACTATTGGACCAATTTTATCCCAATTAGCAATAATAAGACCAATTGCTACTGCTGCGGCTGCTGCAATTGCTACAAATGGATGGGCCATTATAATTCCAAAGGCAGCTTTTGCAAATCCACCTAATTTTGTGAAGCCTCCACCTAGTAGTCCAAGACCTTTACTTAAAAGACCAAATCCAGTTTGTATATTTTCAACAGTCTTTGGAATCTTGGATAAAGTAACCAATAAGGGTCCAATTGCCGCTGCAATTCCTGCAATTACTACTATTGCTTTTTGTGCAGATGGATCTAATTCCAAAAACCCCTTTACTAGATTTCCAATAAAATCCACGGCTTGTTGAACATAGGGTAATAGCATATCTCCAATGACAACTCCAACCTCTTTAATGGAGTTCCATAAGGTCCTTACTTGGCTGGCAAAGGTCCCATATCTTTGAGCTGCCTCATCAGATAGGGCTGTGTTTTGACTAAAAGATTCATTGGCCATATTAAAGGCCTGGCTAACCATATCTCCAGCACCTGCTAACCTTGCAAGAGTGTCAACTTCCCTTAGTCCATTTATGCCTAGTTCTTTCAAAGCCCCGTTAACATCTCCACCACTATCTTGGATTTTCTTTAAACCTTGAATAAAGGCTTCAATAGCTACTGTTGGTTGTTCTCTCCAGGCTGTAGAAAATTCAGATGCACTCATACCAGCAACTTTTGCAAATCCTTGGACTTTATCGCTAGAACTTAAGACTGCTGTGTTTATTTTTTGCATAACAGTAGACATTGCACTACCACCTGCTTCGGCGCTTATTCCAACAGATGACATTGCAGTTGCAAGTCCCATAACCTCGGCTTGATTAAGTCCAATTTGTGTTCCTGTCGCTGCCAGTCTTAGTCCCATGTCAACAATTTCTTTTTCAGTTGTTGCAAAGTTATTACCTAAAGCTACAACTGTGGATCCCAAGTTTGACATTTCCGTTTGAGGCATTTGAGTTATATTTGCAAATCTTGCAAATGCAGTTGCAGCTTCTTCGGCTGTTAAGTTGGTTGCTTCCCCCATGTCTATCATTGTACGGGTAAATCCCATTATATTTTCTTTAGAAATCCCTAATTGCCCAGCAGCTTCAGCAACGGCTGCTATTTCTGTTGTTGATGCTGGCACTTCTCTAGCCATGTTTTTAATAGCTGTTCCCATGGCTTCTAGTTCTTTGCCGCTTAAATTTGTGGTTTTTGCTACACCAGTTAAGGCGCTTTCAAAGTCACTAGATGCCTTTACACTTGCTGCAAATCCTGCAGTAATAGGAACTGTTAAAGCAGCTGTTAGGCCTTTACCAATTCCATTCAACATTCCAGGTACACTTGCACCAATGCTTGTTGTGGATTTTCCAAATTCTTGCACGCTGGCTTGGGCTTCTTTCATGCCTGCAATTAAACCTTTAGCATTTGCCGTTAGTATGGCCGTTACATTATAATCACTCATTTTTACCTCCCTTCTCCGTTTATTTCTGCTAACTTATCTAATAAGCTATAATCTTTACTTTCTTTAGGTTTTTTATTGTCTTTATTTCCTAGCTTTTCAAGCTCTTTGTCATAATCAAAGAGATCTTTAAAGTTTTTAACATATCTTTTGCCCCTCTTGTCCGTTGCTTGTATTTGTGCATTTTGCCATGCTGTATAAGATGCAATAAATTTATTATTAAATATTTCTTTTTGCTCCCTTTTAACAAAGGCTTCAGTCATTACTTCATAGTCTCTCAAGCTGGTGTTTGCAGCTTCATCAACGCTTAAATTAGGGTAAATCTCTAAGATGTTAGTTAAGAAATCAAAATAACTTAGTTCTTCTTTTCTTCTAGCTTTTTCGTTTCTGCTGCTGCGGCTTTCTTGATTTGCCTGTAAGCGTGTTTTGTAAGAGCCGCATTTGATAAAAAATCATCTAGTCCATCAAATAAATTAAAGTATTCTTTATCATTTAAGCCATCAATCATTTCTATAATCTCTTCTTCAGATGGTTTTTGTGCTAAATGTAGAGTTGCAGCCTTTAAAAGATTTATAATTGCTGTGATATTCTTAATTTGTAGTCCCATTACTAAAAGATTAAGACCAAATCCAAACTTAATTCCGCTTTCCTTGTCTTCAAGGGTATAAACTTGATCTAAATAATCTAAAGATCTAAAAGATATTCTTAGAGGATATTCTTTATCTTTAATTTTTAAGGTAAAATCTCGTCCATTTTTAAGTATTGCCATGTTTTGTGCTCCTTTTTATCTAAAAATTTCAAAAAAAAGGAGTGCTTTTTGCACTCCAAATTTATAAATGTCTTATTACGCTTTCTTAATTGCGTTCTTTTCGTTTTCTTCTCCAGTATATACTTCAGTATCTCTAAATACATATTGAGCTATCTTTTCTTGTTCCTTGCTTAGAGGTGTATAACCCTTTTGTCTTTGTCCATTAGTTAAAAGAGTTAGTTCCAATTCTGTGGGATCTTCGGCACTTGCTGTCTTGCTAAAATCTGTAATTTTACATTGTCTATATTCTGCCTTATAAAGTCCTTCTTCATTTTTATTTTTCTTATCAATTTCCCATACTTCAATAATTTTATTTTCATAAAATGCTTCTTCCAGAAAATCTGCAGTAGGGTCTTCTCTTGCCATAATTGTAGTAACAGTAATTTCTTCTTCTACGGTAGAAGATGTTGTTACTGCTCCGTCCTTTGTTTCTGTGCTATCACTATCTTTTGAGGCTTCCATTGAGTGTTCAGTTTGGAAGGCCATTTTAGTTGCTGGCTTAGTTGCAGCTTCTTCTAAATCTCTAAATAGTAATATCAATTCAATGCCCATTATAGGCTTTAGGTCTTTATTCATATTTTCAACTCCTTAGTAAGCTTTTAATTCTATATAAATGTGTGCTTGCATCAATGGGACCTCGGCAGTATTGTCGGGGCGTAAATTGAAAGTGATTTCGTTAAAATGGTAATCATAATTAGGGTTTAAGGAGGTAATATTCGTAGTATTAATTGTTCTTAAAATACTGACGAAGTCCATTGCAAGCTTACTTGTACTCCCTCGTTTAAGTGGATTGTCATTATAAATATATATGTCTTGATAAATTGTTGGATATATAGCATCTTTATTTTTCCAGGTGTCTTCCGTGTGCTGTTGTGCTCCAATGTATATAAAAGGATACTTGGCACCTCTAGGTGGTAGAAAATCATAAACATTTTCTTCCCCTACCAACTTAATTGCTATATCCCTGCAAATATTAAAAAAATCTTGATGGGGTGTAATTATCATCAATCCACCGCCTTTTTTAAGTCATTTCTGAATTTATCTTTTACAAAATTTAAGGCTGGCCTCATGTAAGGCTGGGCTGCCATATACCTAGTTCCTAACTCCAAATACACTCCGTATTCAGTATGTTCTTTAACTTCAGCTGTAAGGCCTCCGTCTTTAATTTCTAAAGTAATACTTCTTTTTAGAGTTCCTGTATCAACTGGTACAAGTTCCAAAGCCTTTTGATGCATATCTGCACCATTTTTCTTTACCGCCTCTTTAATTCTAGGGTTTACCGTTTCACTATTTAAGGCTTTTATTAGTGCTCCTATTCCACTTAATTTTATTTTCATTTTAGGACCACCGCCTCTATAGTTTGACGTCCTCTATAAGTTACTAATTTTCTTACCGTGTACTTGATACCATTTACAATTAAATAATCATAATCAAGCTGTACTGGTGTTTTTAACCTTATGGTTATAGCTTGGCTTCCCACGGTTCCATAAAGCAGTTGCTGCCTTTCCATTCCTGTGTCAGTAACATCAGCTAACCTTACTGTTCTGTCCGTCTCTTCCATGCTGTAATCTCCAGTAATGCGGTTATATGATTTTTCAACCTTAATAAAAATTACATTAGTTTCAAATCTCATAGAAAACGCACCCTACTCTTATGTGTATTTTTATTAAGACCATTTAAATAATCAGCAATTTCATCTTCAAAGTCTTTAAAGTCATTGTTATTAAACTCTATGCTTCTTCCGTCTTGGGATTCTTTACTCATACCCTCGCTTCCTAAACGGTTATATCTAATAATAGAAACCTCTATTACTATGTGTTCAAGCTGTTCAGGTACTTCTTTATCTTGTAACTTAGACAGTAGCTTTTTAATAGTTAGATCTACAATTGTATTTAATAACTTTTCTTGGCTTGCTGTTATTTCCTGGTCAATAAAAATTAATTCTTTAACAGTTTCAAAAATTGTCATAGCTGCACCCCCTATTTAGATGCAGCTTTATCTTTTCCTGGTTCCTTTTCAGATGCTTCAACAACCTCTATTGTAATTTCTTCAGCTACACCGTGTTTTATTAGTTCTTTGCCTCTATCATCATCTTTATATTCAATGATGGAACCTTTGACTTTTAGCTTTTTATTATCGCTTTTGTCAAAATAATCTTTGATAACTTTTACTATCATTTAGCACCTCTTTTTATACAGTAGCCGCCTTTTGGATTGTAGATTTAATTACTCCGTCAAGTCTTTCAGCTACTAATAGACCTGTTGCTACTACTGTTGTTTCATAAGTTAATCTGTCGTTTGTTTGGTCATGTCTTAGTCCAATTACATTTGTTTCATCAGTAATTAGTTCAAATTCTCTAGCTGCATCACCATCATTTAGATCTGCATAAGCAAAGATTAAGTTTTCTATAGCTGTAGCATAAACTTCTCCCTTAGTTATTTGAGAAGTGATGATTGCAATGTCAGCACCTAAGAAGTTAGTTAGGTAATTAAGACCAAATTCTTTTTGAGTTGTAATTGTTGCTTCTCCTAAGTAATCAGCAACATCTAATGGATTTACAAAAATAACTGTTTCTGCTCCATCATCTTCAAAAATAGTTTGGATATTTCCCCAAGCTTGGGCTACTGCACCTTGTAGGCCTACACCTTGAGTTGTTTTTTGTGCATTCTTAATGTTTCCAAATAAATCAGCTTTTAGACCTTTTTGTGCTTCCTTAATAATAGCTGCATCTGTCATTTCAATTGCTCTAGCTGCGCCATATTTTTGGATATCTTCAAAGGCAACTGCTTTTCTATATTTTTTGTAAGTTAGCTTTTTAGCTTCGTCTTCTTCTACCTTTACTTCAGATAGTGGGATAATGTCTCCTTTATCAACTGCACCATTTTCTAAGGTTGCAACTGTTTTATAAGTTTGAACGCTATCTCCAACTCTTAGTGGGATTCTCCTATGAACTCCTAGAACATCTAAAAGTCCTTTTAAAGAATTACCAAATTTATTAGTAACTAATATTGCATTAGCTTTGCCTAGGTTTTCAGTTAGTTTTTCTAATTTTGCCATAATTTAACATCCTTTCTTATTCAAATAATTCAAGATTTTCGGCTATTGCCTTTCTTCTTTCGTCTTCGTCCTTAATATCAAGTATTTCTGCTTTTGTTAACTTAGTTTGTCCTCCATACCTGTATGGGGTTTTCCCCTTAAGTATTTCATTGACCTTAGTGTCAACTGCCTTATTAAATGCACCTATAAAACTATCAACATTGTTTTTAGTAGTTTCTGCATCATCAGTTATAAGGTTATAAATAAGTTCATCTTCAATATTTACTCCCTCTTTTGATAACATCTTTCTTGCAGTTCCTGCCATAGATGATTTGTTGTTTTGTGCCTTTAACTCGTCAAGTTCTTTCTTTAATTGGTCTCTTTCGTACTCAATTCTTTGGTTGGCATCCATGTTTGCTAGCTTTTCAGCTTCAGAAATTTCTTTTTCCTTTTGTTCTTGCCACTTAGCATATTTTTTATTTATGATCTCGTCCACGTCTTTATCTGTATATTTCTTTTCAGCCTGATTATCTTCAGAATCTCTTTCTTTATTATTTTTAACTACAGAATCACGTGGGACTTTTTCTCCAGCTACATCAAAGTTTTCTTTTTTGTGACCAGTTTCTTGAGCATCAGCTACATCTTGATTTAAGTTCTTGTTATCTTCGTTCATTTTTTAACCTCCATAATTTATAGTTATAATGCTTAACTTTTATACTCCTTGGCTTTTAGAGTCATCAAAGCTTGGACTTTTAATTTTATTCATAATATGGACTAGCTCCACATTTGCAAAATGGATGCATGGGATAATAATTAATTCCTGGTACTGCATCCTCTATTTTGTGGACTGTTCCATCTAATTCCGTGCAAATTTCGCAAGCTGTCGGCTCGGCTATATAAATATATTTATCGTAGCCATTACTTTTAAAAGATTCCTTGACTACTTCCCCTTGAACTCTTGCAGTCTCGGTTATAGCAATTCTTCTTGCAGAATATTCTGCATTAGCTATGTTATCTTTAAGGTTTCTTTGTAAATTCCTTGACCACCTTTTTGGATTCTGTCCCCTTATAATTGTTTTTGTAATTCCTAGCTCCAGGTTGTTCTTTAAATTAGCTTTATCAGCCCATAACCTTTCACTAAAAGTAGCTGTATGAAAGTCAGCTTTCGCTATCTTCTCAATATTATTTTTTATTTTCTGGGAACTATGAATGGTAAGGTTTAAGTCCTCGGCTTGAGTTTCAAGTTCTTTCTTGCCTGTATAAATAAGATAATCTCCAATATTAGTTTCTAGCCGTCCATAAGTATCAATTAGGGATAAATTCACATTTTCTAATAACATTTCTAACCTTGTTAAATTAGATGTTATGTTTAAATTATCCAATTGTCTTTTCTGTTCTTCAGTAAGTGGACCTCTTAAGTTAATATCTCTAACTCTTTTAAGAGCTCTTCTATAATCTATAATTTCTATTCTTTTGTTGGCTTCAGTTCGAGTTATCCCCTCTTTGTCGGCATACCTGCCTATAAACTTATAAATCTCATCTTGTATATCAAACCTTAAGTTTTTATAAATGCTGTCTATACGCTTATTAAAAGCCTTGTCTTCTTTTTTCCTGGCTGCAATATGTTCTTTTTCTCTTTTAACTGCATATTGATAGGCTCTCATTTGATCTTTATTCAATTTCATTGTCTAAGTCCTCAAGGCTATCCATATAATTTATATAGTCATGGTCCCCATGTCCCTCTTCTTCTTTTATGAGATCTAATTCTTTTTTAACATCATCAACAATGCTTAGGGTACTAAGGGCTGTTTCTTTACTTGTTATTCCTATAAGTTCAGCTGCTGTTTGGGCTTCTTCTACTGTGTTGTTAGGTATATTTCTTGTAAATATATATTTGATGTTTTTAAGGTCATCTTCTCCTATAGGTGTATTGGGGACATTTGCTATTAACTCAAATCTTTTATTTAAGCCCTTAACAAATTTACGCTCTTTAACATTGGATAAATTACTCATTGATTGCAATTTGTACTTTAAGGCTATGCCACTTGAAGTTCCAAAGTTTTCATCATTAATATTTGCCACCATGGATATATTAAAAATTAATTTTTCTAGCCTATCAATAAGATTTTCCTGCGTTGTATCAGCGTTAGGCTTTTCTAAGAATTTAACCTCTAACTGTTGACTATCAGCAATGGGCTCTATATTTATGATTCTGTTGTTTTTAATATTTAAGATGTCTTTTTCTTCAAGCAAAGCTCCCAGAATTGCCATGTAAGCAACAGCAAAGTAATCAACATCATTAGCCTTTTCGCTTATAGCCTTGTTGTAAGCATTAATTAGAGTTTCTACATTCTCAAATGCGCCCTGTAGTTCTTCATTCTCTACATACTCAACCATTGGGACCTCTTTAAAATAATGAGGCTCTTCCTGGTCAATTATGAGTTCTCCTTTGTCATTACTTCTAAAGTAATAAATCTTGGAATCATCACTGAAAGTTCCAATTAGAACTCCCTCTTTATCTTTTGTATATCTGATTCCAAATAAAGGTTTTTGTCTTATAGAATTGTCATAAATAATAAAGGCATCCATAGGATCTATATAAGTAGCTCCAACCTTAGATTTTTCATCTATAAATAATAATTCGTAGCAACGGCCGTATATACTGCACTTCTTAGCTATTTCAGAATTTAAGTCATCAATATTGTTATATCTGTCAAATTCTTGTATATAATCATTTACTCTAGGACTTTCAGCAATTGTCTTAATTGGTATTCCTGTAAAAAATCCGTTTAAAGTATCAACAATATACTTAGCATGATTAACAACTAGCCTATTATCTGGTTTGTAAATTGGCTTGTTATTATCTTTAAGTAGTATTAAGTGCTTGCCTTTATACATATCCCTTAAATCATAGTATTTTTTTGAAAGCACCCTATGCCTATCAATAAAATTTCTAAGCAGCCCTAGGCTAAAATCAGCCTTGCTATCTATACTAAATACTCTTTCTGTTGTGTCTATCACTTTATCCCTCCTTTATAAACTATGTTTAAAAGTTTGTACTGAATTCTTATGCTTTATAATGTAAGGCTCGATTGCATACCTCATGGCATCCATTAAATGGTTAAAATCATCAATTGGCTTATTAATTGAGTTGTCAAACTTATCTTTTGCCCACTGATAATTTGTTACTTCCGTTAGAAAATTTACACATCTAGGATGTATTACAAGTTTAAAATCCTGTATAAACTGTATTCCATTTAAAATGCTATCCTTGCCTTTTTTAGCTGCCCTTATTCTCGTAAGTCCTAAGCTTCTAAGTTCATCAATTGACTTAGGTTCGGCACTATCTGCAATGATTGATTCTTTTCTGTGCCCCATGGCTTCTACTTCTTCATATATTTTTTTATTTGATAAACCTTTCTTGTAAAGTTCATCAAACACATAAATTACTTTATTTTTTAGATCTATTAGACCGCAGAATAAGGCTGTAGGGTCATTGGTATAACCAAAGTCAAGACCAAAAACAGATTCTATTCCCTCTTGTCCTACAAGGCTGGATATATCAAATCTCTTTTCTTCTATGTTTTCGTAGACTAAGCCGTCAACTACTCCCCATTCTCCCAAGCCTGCTACTCGGTATCTCTTAGGGTTATGGATTTTCATTTCATCAAAGACCTTTAAATCTGCCTTGTCTAACCACTCATTGCACTTATAATTGGTAGTTATGGCTAATATGTCTTTATCCTCAGTATCAAAAAATCTTCTTTTTATCCAATGGCGGTCATTCCAAGGATTAAGTGTTAAGGTAATTTGCTTAAAGAGTCCATCTGGCACTTGACCCCTTATAGATTCATCAAGCATGTTAAAGTCATCTTCATTCATGATTTCATAAGCTTCCTCAATCCACAAAAAACACAAAGAGCCTTTATCTACTGCAACTGATGTAACTTTTAAAGGATCATCAAGACCCCTAAATAAAATCTTTTGCCCAGTAGGTAAATAAGTGAGTTCTAGTGGACTGTTAGTAGCCTTCCAGTACTTATCAACCTTTAAGCGGTGTATTGCCCATTTAAGCTGAGAAAAGCAGGAATCTTTAATTGTCCTAAATACCTTTCTAATCACTAGACCATTGGAATTGGGATAGGTCATTATCCTATAAATCATATTAAGTGCAGTTGTAGTTGACTTCTTGCTTGCCCTAGATCCTTTTACTACCCTATATCTGCCTTTATAGTTCCAGTAAGTTCCATAACCCTTGCCAATAACTTCAGGAAGGTAAACCTCGTTAGTCTTCAAGGTCATCAGCTCCACTAATGATAGTCGGTACATCAATATCCATATCAACCTTATCAGTCCACATGCCAAATCTCTTACCTAATAGTTCTCCTGCCTTTATGGAGTCCTTATTCTGTGTAGGTAACTTAATAACTTCAGGCTTCTCTTCAATTCCTAAAAAGTTGCCATTATCGTCAAATCTAGGTTTCTTTATCATGACAACTTGATAGTCAATTTCTTCTCTCCTAAATTGCTTAGTAAGACCTCTTAAAATCTCCCTTTGGTCTGCAATCAGTTCCTCGTCAAGTTCTTTCATCTTGCTTTCAATGTATTCCTTAACTTCTGGAGTACTAAAAAGACGGCTTGCTGCTGCAGCTGCCGTCTCTCTATTTTTAATATT